CCAAGCGGCGCCGTACACCTGAGCGGCGCCGTACACCTGAGCGGCGCCGGACACCTGAGCGGCGCCGGACACCTGAGCGTCGCCGGACACCTGAGCGTCGCCGTGCACCCGAGCGTCGCCGTACACCCAAGCGGCGCCGTCTTGAGTTAAGTTTTTCTCCGACTCAACAAATCCGCCTTTGTCTCCGGATTTTACTCCGTAGATCTTGATGTCAACCAACGCGCGAATACGAAATAGCTTGCGGCCTAGGAATGTCTGTATGTATTCACTTTCGATCAGTTCATATTTCTTAGACATTTTGGTCCCCTTTATTACGTCGTTTTGAAGTTCTTTTTTCGAAAACCAGAATCCTTTATTCAGCCAGCGCGATTTCGACATGACCTCTCCCGCTCCGAGTCTTCATGAGTTCTAGTTGAACCAACTTGTAATAAGGAAACCGGGTAGGGTGGGTAAGCTTGCGAGTCGGTCCGTAGTTATAACAGACGTAGAACGCGGAGCCGTAGTCGCCACACTTTCTTTTCAACTTGGCGAGATACTTCATCGCCACGCGAACATTACTATATACATCGCCGGCTTGAACCGCGTGATACTTTGGGAGGAGTTGAAACACACCAATCTCACCGTGCATTCCGACTGCGTTTGGCTCAATTCGACTCTCGACTTGGGCAATAGCCACAGCTAGATTCGGATTGATGCCGTATTCAAGTGCTGTAACTCTGATGAGCGAGATGATCTCCTGCTTGGATAGAGGTTGTGTAGCAGATGACTTTTGTACAACACACATCCCGAGGAGAAATGTCAGGATGAAGATCAATGTCCATTCGATAAGCTTAGGAAATGCTCTGCACATTCCTTCTACAAATTGATTGTTGTCCATATATCTTGCTCCTTTAGATAAAGCGATACCCATCGGACCGGCGAGAGCGGTCCGCAAACCTACGTGACTGATATTTAACCGTTATGACTGACTACTAAGCGGCGCTTGCCTTCCGATTGGAAGTGGCTCGCCGAAGTCCCACCGATTCAACCATAATGAAATGAGCCACTAAGACTGTCTGGTATCCACGGTCCCTGAGGAACGCTACCTCTGAGTGAAGTAGAGGCATCTCCTCGTTCAAGCAGTCGTCTCGGAAGAAGAAAAATTCTCTACCTCGCGTGTCGGTGATGATGCCCGAGTTCTTGTCCTGATCGATCTGAGTTACGATTCCATTGCGTATCATCTTGTCCCCCTTATTTAATAACCACGGTAAAACCAAGGTCTAGGAGGCGCTTAACTGAGTTGTACGAGATGCGTCCTTGTACTATGATTGTTTTGGTTTTATGTGTTACTTGCTTCATGTAGTACTTATCGGACGTTGGTCTAAAAACTTGATAGCAAAATGATGGCAAGTTGCCATATTTTTTATGACTCTAAATAATACGAAAAATATCTCATAATGGGTGATCGATGAGTATCAAAATGCCCACATCCAAATTGAAACGAAATTTTTGTATAGGTGAGAAGGACACAAAATTAATAGTGCGAATTCCTGCACGAGCGAAGTCGGCACTCGATCATCTAGCAGAGGCGGATAATACAACTCTCCAGTTTTTGATTGAAGATGTTATCGATCAACTTTTAACAAAAGCCTCGGAAGAGGGGATTATTAATCATCCAGACGATTATCCGAGATCATCGGACGTTGGTTCGAGCAAGAAGAAATAATAATTCGTCGTTTGATTGTCTTTATGTAAACATCACATACCGATGCAATTAGAGTTTGAACTCTTTTACGTTTCTTCATTTTTCACTCCCAAGTTACATACCGTGCAATCTAATCGGACGTTAGTCCTGTAACTTTAGATCTGAAATGTAAATAAATATTTATGGATCATCGCGTCAACGCGTTCCTCCAACTTCCGCTCTAGCTTGGCGAGTGCTAATCGGGCAACCATAGTGTCCGCATTTGGTGGAGCGATTTCGCCATTTTCACGTATGACATCTAAAGCTGTCGCCAACTCCACAATCATGGGAATGAACGCGTTGGCTCCGTCTGCAAAGAGGTCATCCATATTTTTTGCATTGTTGATTGCCTCAACTTGCATCTCATCCCGCAAGCGCTCGAGGCGGGTGCGTAGGTCGTTACTCATAGCACACCAATCCTTACCCACTGTGGTCTGATAACTTCAAAGTAACTCTCCTCCATTTGTCCATTCCACATGAACTCAATGAAGCTTCCTCGCACTACACCTACAGTGAACGTTGCTGGGTGGAACCAAATTTCTTCTGTATGTTTAAACACACTCACTCCTCTCCGCTTGGGATGGTGCGTAGGTCGGTCACTTCTCAATTCCACATTTTTTACAGACAGACCAATTCTCTGCACAAGAAAATTGCCTTTCCCATTTGTGATTACAGGACTTTCTAAAATCTTCTAACCGCTTTTTGTAGAGTCGTTCAGCTTTTTCATATTCTCGTTTAATCTGTTTAAGTGTTGGCTTTCTGATTTTTGATACTACACGGCCACATGTCGTGCATGCACCTGGTATTATTCGGTCACAACTTCCACCTTTTATACAGCTCATTCCTCACCTTCAATCTCTCGCAGGGCTTGGCGGGCATATGAACCTAAATCCCATGTCTCGCCTTCATCAAAGTACAGTTTCGGCCCTGTTGTTCCTTCATCGCCGTCATAGTTCAATCGGCATCGACCCTCCAAGATTGTCAGTGTTTGACTTGAGTATCGATCCAACGCCGCCTTAAGCTTCTCCACTGTCGCGAGTAAGTGGGTGATGTCGGTGGGCGCATTGGCAATGAATCGAGCATTCGCGCGATCAAATACTGATTGATCTGGCTCGCCTTCCGTCCACTCACGCGGCGCCTGCATTGGTTGCTTAGGTGATTCACAGTCAGGACAAGGTCCCCACTTTGAACAGTAGTGGCACGGTTTTGATTCACTCATTTTGCCTCACTAACGAGATTAATAGTTCCCTGAATTCAATCGGGGTTACGGTTCGTTGACGTTTACTCAATCGTTGACAGCGCCCGGTTTTAATTAAGCGAGCTCGCTCTTCCTTTGAATGAAATCCTTCATCAAGTAACGTCATGCCTGGACACCTTCCCCATTTTAATTCTTTAAAATCAATCCCAACACCATAGAGCCATGTCAACTTCTGAGCTCTGTGCCCGTAATGCCCTTGAGCCACACAACAACTTCGACCACCATATTTATCAGGCCCAGTCCAGCCGCCGTTTTGTGAAGGTCTCGGTAAGCCATAATAGTCAAACGCATGACTTGCTTCGGGATGTTCGAGCACACCATTGAAAGTTCTTACTGACCAAAGCGCATGAGCAAAACACCCTCTGTCATCACCCAATAGTTTTTGATTCTCAGTTCCGTGTAACATCGGACCGCCGCCCCAATACCTTCCCCAGCGCTCGCACGGAGGGTGTGCAATTACTGGATGCGGACCGAAATAATTCTTAGCATCTCGCTCAATGTCCCAAGCATCTATTCCTTCAATTGCGTAAGGACCGTTCTTAATTACAAATAATGCCGCAATCACTCACCCACCCCCCGAGTTTCGCTTCTAGTGCTGCGAGTGCGTTTGCAACTTTAGCTGCATGGTCGCACATGAATGCCCTTTCACACGACATATGATTGGTTTCAAAATCATCGGGTGAAAACTTGAATGGTTTACTCATCGCTTGGCCTTTAGTTTCTTTTTGCGGGAGACGTCGTTCCGCTCAGCTCTGCAATAGTCACACATACGATTTTCAGAGCCGCTCGGCGTATCACATGTACACTTAGGCTTTTCAGTGCCATAGTTACTCATTTGACATCTCCTTTGGTTACTCCAGCATGTGACAATTTGCGTAACATACTGGTTTAATTTACTAACAAAAGCCTCAGTGTGGCCGGGCCAGTCACTACTCTGGTCAATGCTTCGTCATGCTCGCCTACATTGCGATCAGCTACGCACTTTACACATTCTATAGCCGCAATTTCGCTACGCGTGTCTCCAGTGGCTTTTGGCTCAATCGCCTAGCATTTATCCTAGTCAAATAACTAGGGACCACAGCTTCCCACGACTCCGACCACACTTTGGCAAAACTATCTAAACAAATACGCAGTCGGATATTCTTTTGTCGCTTTACAGTGCGCGGCCCAGCGAGAGATAAGATCGTCCCAGTCGTTGATGTAGTTGGCCAGTCTCATCGTGATGGACGGGGAGTGCCGCATTCCCATCTTGCATATCAACATATGGTTACGTGTTACTCGGTTCGTCTTAGGTTGATACCAGCGCCACAACACGGAGCCGATCAGAGTCTCAAGATCTAGAATTGGTAGTAACAATTTCAGCCACGGATTGTTACTAAGACGTATCCATAGAGCCCATATCTCGGGACCAGTGAAGTCCGACGTCTTAGTCGGCATGTCTACTGCACCATTGCCACGAGTGTTCCAAGCGAAAAGAAACCAGTTTCGACTGTGTCTCCGGAATATCCATTCACTTTGTCTGCGATCGGGATGGCTTAGATAACTACATAGAAGCGGAATGAGTTGGTCGCGCGAGAATCTGTCTGTACGACCCCACCACTTAGTTGAGTCGGGGTGACGTACTAGGCCGGTGGGTGTGAGAAGGAATCCGCGCAGGAATAGCGGTGTGTACTCTTCAGTCGCGACCAATGCGAGAATTGTACCCATGATCGCTGCGGTATCTCCACCATCAAACTGGCCTTCTGCACCCTCTGCTCCCGGATATCCAAATTCGTCTACGTTGTTCATCTCACCACCCACACACTTTGAACAACGCCTCAGATACCTTCTCTGCTACAACTTTCAGGTCGGTACCGTTCTTATATGTGAACGTAAACATTTTGTTACACGCTTCAACTTCTAGGTTGGTTAACTTCTTATCGTATGGATCGGTCAATACTCCCACGATGTTGTATTGTTTAGGTCCCATGTCGAATGTGGACTGTCGAATCTTTACTCTAACCTCGTCGGGAGGGAGTGCATCGACCGGGAGACAAAGAAGGAGTGCGACGTATACAAAAACAAAGGCGACCACAAATTGTGTGAGTGTCATATTATATTCCTTTGGTTGAAAACTCGATAAACTCGTTCGCCATTAGAAATGCCGCTTCAACGACTCGCATTGGTGTCTGTTTGTAGACGGTCTCTTGCTGGCCAGAGGCGAGGAATCCTTGTAATAACGTCAAAGCAATTTCATTTCGTCTCTGTCTACGGTCGGCATTTATTATCGATTTTGGGAGAACGGGTGGTAGCATTACTTCATATCCTTTCGTTCGAGTGCGTCGGCCTCGGTGAACCCATTTGGATACCGCTCAGCCAACTTATCCACATTCATTTGCATGACTTCCTCGAAGGAGGAACCCAACGCATCGATCAGGTTGGCCACGTACCAGAGCACATCGCCTATTTCCTTCTTGAGTTTGATTTCATCGAGCGGTTTACCGTAGACCATAGACTTCTTGAGAAGATCTATGACCTCACCGGCCTCACCATTCATTCCAATCGCCATGTGAACCATACGTAAGAGCCTCCCGTCCTCAGATAGCCGCTTGGACACGGGGGAGTAGTCCAAGTTAGGCATGTCTGTGGCGCGGGAGGCATCAATAAATTTAGACGGGGTCATCAAAGGTATCCACCTTTCGGAGAACGATAGATGTCTTACGCTTAGACTCTCCGTTGGGTTTGAACACTCCGTGTTTCTTCAATAGACGTTCAAAATAAAACAGACCCTTTGTAGTCACGTACGTTTGGGTGACTTTTGTGCTGCCATACTTCCGAGTCTTCATCGCCAGATATTTGTTGTTGAACATATCAGCACTTGCGATTGGTCCCGTCTTAGACCCATCAGACAAGGTTCTGCGATATACAAAGTTCTGTCTTTCTAAGAACTCCTTGAAGTCCTTCTCGCGATAACCCAATTGATGAGCGGCATCTCTAATACAATAGACTCCATTGGTGTCTATAATTTGTTCGCAAGCCTCGGCGGCGGGTTTGAGCTCCTCCACCTGTCCAGTCAATTCCTTAATCTGAGTCTCTTGACTCTCTGCCAACTCCAACAACTGCCTCACATGTCCCAACGTGAGAGGACCAGAAAACGGTTGGGGTGAAAGTGCCACGCGTTCACATTCGATAAAATACTGTCTCGCTTTTTTACCTTGGTCGTTGCGCTCAACCATGCATAGTTCTTTAGCCATGGAGAGGGTGAGGAGGTAGTCGATTTGTGTCACATTCGAACGAATCCCCACTTTCTGATTCGTTCTATAATAATCCCGACCTTCAATGAATTCGAAATATGTAATGCGGTCCTTAATCCAATCTGCAAAGCGGCTACCCACACCCAACCACTGATGCACCTTCCTCGCATCAACAGTCTTAACCTCCGCCTCACCTACGGTTTGAACCGAGATGGGGAGTGCGGTTTTGATATCAATAACTTGTGCAGATTCAGTGGCTAAGCCTGCGGCTTTACGAAGAATTGTAAACATAATATGTCCTTTCGTTATTGTTTATAGGTACTCGGGGTACTCATCTCCATCCTCATCGATTAACAACTCAGGGAGGATGTACGAAGTGAAGTAAGCCCCAACCAGATATCCCTTACCAAACTCAGTCTGATACAGCTTCATCAACTGTTCTTCTCTAAGCATAGTTAAGAGACGGTCATGCATCTCGGGTATATCCACGGCGTCTACAATCGCATCTAAGTCCTCTAAGTTTGGACCGAGAGATTTGACTGCCGTCTTGAGATATTCGTAAAGGACGGAACAATGCTCGAGGGTTAGCCGGGTGTCGGCTTCATGTACATCTGGTCTCATGAGTTTCACTCAATCGCTTTCTGTACCACGCGAAGGGTACCATCGGGTTCAACTCGTACTAAGAATGTGTTGGGTAGGGCCTGGAGGCGGTGACCAGGTTGTGGCGCGATGTATTCGATGCCCTGACTAGTAACATGTACTGCATGCCGGTGATCGAGGTAGGGGCGGGCAATGCTATAGGCTTCCGCCTCAGAATAATCCAAGGGAGAGAACATAAAGAATTGCATGTGAGGCCTTTCGTTAGAATTAGAAAAGGGGAGAGAGCGACAGCCAGCGAGCAACGCATCGTCGCTTAAGTCTTAGTCATCCGGGTTGTGTTGGTGTGTGAACACCCTCTCCCGATATACTGAAACCGACAACAAAAGCGACTTAACCGATTGATTTTGTTTAATTGATGAGTTTCAATTTACAAAACAACTCAACGTGCGGAGCATCTCGATATGAAACTTGTATCCATCTTGTCGATAGTCACTTTCAGTTTAGGATGTGCATCCATGCCGGGAGGGGTAACAAGCTCCACGTCAAGCTATGACGGCGCCAAGATAGTGTCTATGAAGCCCGGGTGGGCTACCCTGACAGAAGGAGGAGCGGCACTCAAGGTTGGCGCGAGGCACTCGTCCACGATGGACGCGGACACTGCGGTGCTCACCGTGCGCTTAGATGTGATACGCAACTTCTCGAGCGAGCGGCCCAATCTGTTTATTAAGGTCGATCAGGCTGAGACAAAACTATCTCCTATATTTCCTAATACTGAATGTAATATATCGTCATCGACAGACGTCGCGCACTGTTTTCAAGAATATAAGGTACCCATGTCTCTTATCCAACAGATGACAACGGCCACAACCGTGCGATTTAGACTTCTCATGAGAGACAATGCCTACGTCGAAGGTGGCTTAGATGGTAAAGGTCCTACGACTGCTCATAAGGGCCTCACTGAGTTTCTGTCTAAGGTAAAATCGAACTAAACGGCCAAAAATACCCACAGCACCACTATCTAAACATATCCAATAGTTAACCCGCATTCGTTGTCGGTTTCAGTATATCGGGAGACCATGTTTCCCTGCAAGTACTCCACTTGGACCGTTAAAATCGCAGATGAACATCATTTATAGCGGGAGAGAGTAGCCTCGGGCGAGAGCCAATACTTCTAGGCGTCGAGAGATTAAGTGCCTAGCGGAAGGCCAACTGGAGATAGACGATAGTTACTGTTTTGATGTGTTAGTAATCACTATCGGATTCTGAAGACATAGGTCCTTGTCGGGCCGGAAAGACCTACCCAAACTTAAATACCATTAAGTAGGACTTCTATGCGTAACAGGAGAGAGGGCGGAGCTATGCCTTCTTTCTTTTTATTTCTACCCTCCATAAGGAGAGTAGACATAGAAGCGGGCAATTTTAATTCATTTATATAAACAATTATATTTAGGTTAACCAATTATTATGGATAAAAATAAATACGCATTCTTAACAGATGGTCTATGTAATTGTATTACATTATCTGTATTCATATGGCTCGTTTTAGGAGTGTTGGTGGGAATCGTTAAAAGCGAAAAAGGGAACACCACCACCACCCCACAAGTAAAAAAAAACGTAGATGTGGCGGCACGCGTAACTCTCACTGCATCTAATACCGTCATATACGACACTGATATTTCGTTGGTTTCAGTGAATAATATCTATTCTTCTATTGTAAATAAGCGATCAATTACACCTATTTATGAACCAATATATTTGGTAATTGTAAGTGGGGGAGGACAATACTCGGCGGTTCGTTTGTTGGTTGATAACTTAAGACAGATACCAAATCTAGTTATGATATGTAGGTATTGTGCTTCCTCGGCGGGGTATCTATTTGCTACGCACAGCGGGCGTAGGCTGGTTTCGAAGGGGTCAGAACTGTTAATGCATGAAATGTTCATCCCGAAATTGACGGCAAATGATACAAAAAATCCACAAGTAATCACCTCATTGGTTCAGAGTTCAAATGAATTTAACCAAACCATAGCCAAGATAATTGGTATATCAATTGAACAATATGAAGCCAAAATTATACCAAATAAAGAATGGTCGTTATTAGACGCTGACATCGTCAAACATAAATTAGCCGATGCTGTAATTTCAAAAATTGAGTGTGACGTTTGGATAAGGCAGATGGCGCCTATGACGTGTGTTAGTGGTATGATGACATCGAAATAGTGAAAAAAAATTTAAAAATGGAAATTGAATAATCTCGATATGTTACATCGAAATATTGTCGGTTTCAGTATATTGGGAGAGGTATGTAAATGGCGAACGAGTTCAAGAATGCACTCAAGGGTGTAGATAAGGCAATCAAAGTCGGTACACAGAGAGCACTCAATCGGGCGTTGTCACAATCTAAAACCAAAATGGTTAGATCTCTTCGAGAAGATACCGGTCTTAAAACTGATGTTGTAAAGTCTAGAACCAGAGCGAAGAAGGCTCGAGGTAATTCCCTCGATGTTATTCTTAGAATTGCGATTCAATTTGCTATATCACTAAGTAAGTTTGGTCCAAAAGCTAAAAAAGTTAGAGCACAGTACAAAGATGGAACTAAACGAGCTAGGACTGGCGCTACAGCTAAGATTGGACGTGCCCCTAGGCAACTAGTGCCCGGAGCATTCATCCTCAAGAGGGGCGATGGTGTGGCCGTAGGAAGGGCTGATGCATACAACGCACAGGGTGAGTACGTAGATAGTACGACACAGGGCAAGCTGGTTAATCTCAAGACTAAGGCGTTTACTGAGTCAGCTAAGGCCAATGAAGCTCCTGTTACTAAACTAATGATGGATACCTTCAATCGCATTGTTGGTCATGAGATAGACTTTGCTATACAGAAGGTACTTAAGGCTAAGCGATAGAGTGTACATATGCGGTTATATGTCGCGTATATTGATTGATGTGTGTAAATATATGAAATTGTTTATTTTATTTAAGCTGAATGATCAGATGCAATGTGGTGGGTATCATTGGGTCCTTCCTTCGATATAGGAACGAAAGACTGAGAAGCTCGCGGGATTTAACTAGAGAATTCATTTTTTTCAACAATATCCACAGGTTAGATAGATGGCGCTTCGATACCTATCAATTAGCCAACTATCTGAAATCACAGGTAAAGACCGGCGCACTATAAGTGACCGACTCTCTGACGTAAAAGCCCATTCTGCTGATGGGCGTGCTCAGTACTATGACACACGAGAAGTTCTCCCAATCATTCTGGTTGAGAAGACCGTGGCTGGCATTGAGAAGAAACTCCAGCGTATCGAGCTGGAAACGGCAGAAGAAACATTACAGAAACTCAAGCTGGCCAACGGAAAGACCACTGGCGAATTGGCTTCGATTGAAGAAGTCGCCGAGACGGTCGAGCGAGAATACTCGTATGTTCGGGCACAGCTAAGATCGCTTCCCTCTCGTATGGCTAAACCCCTGTCGATGGTTACAGACCCTGGTGAAGTATTCACCCAGTTAACCGACGCCATTAACGAGGCATTGAGCGAACTGTCGGCGGACAAGACTTATGATGAATCTCGTAGGGACCTCGAGGCCGTTAGAGCTTCGATTAAAGAAGGCTCGAAGCAAATCGCTCAAGCCGAGTCCACGCCTGAACCTAGTGGAGTGGGCGGACCAGAAGAGATATCTGAGTAGTGAGTCATCGAGTACTCCGGGCCGTTGGAAGACGGACACCGTAGAAGCGGCTCGAGGTCCGATGCTCGCGGTTACTGAACCGGGGGTTCATACCATCACCGTGATGGGACCAACTCAGTTGTTAAAGACTGAGTTCATTAACAATGTCATTGGTTATTTTATAGAGCAAGACCCGGCGCCCATTCTAGTTATGCAACCCACTGTTGAAATGGGTAAGGCGTGGTCAAAGGACCGATTCGATAAGATGCTCCGGGATACCCCGGTGCTTCGAGATAAGGTCGCCGCGAAACGGACAAAGGATAGTGATAACACAATACTTCATAAATCCTTTGCTGGAGGGCATGTCACGATTGTTGGTAGTAACAGTCCTGCTAGCCTTGCTTCTCGTCCTATTCGCGTTACATGCGTGGACGAGCTTGATAAATGTGCGACGGAATCTGGTGAAGAGGGCGATTCCCTCCGCCTGGTTGAAAAGCGGACGGAAACGTTCTGGAACTCCCTTTGTATAAGGGTTTGTTCTCCCACGGTAAAGGGTAAATCGAGAATTGAGGCTGAGTATGAACTTGGAGACAAGCGAGTATTTCACGGACGATGTCCGCACTGCGATCAACTCGAAGAGCTCAAGTGGGATAATGTTTCTTGGGATGAGGAGATTGGTAGCGAGAGCGCTCGTTATGTATGCTCTCAATGTAACACCGGTTGGTCGGAATCCGATAGACTTCGAGCCGTATCAAAAGGCCAATATGTTGCAACGGCGCCGTTTACTGGGCATGCGTCTTTTAAGGTAAATCGGATTGCGTCGCCGTGGAATCCCCTGTCCGACATGGTTCAAGAGTATCTGGATTGTAAAGACTCTCCGGGTGGTTTGCGCGAATTTGTTAATACGACGCTAGCTGAGACCTTCGAAGAGAAGGGTGAGGTGCCCGAGTATAAGCGGCTGTATGAGCGCCGCGAAGCTTATACCCCGAATACATTGCCTCCCGGCGTAGTGTTTTTAACTGCGGGCGTGGATGTCGGTAAGGACTATCTAAAACTAGAGATAGTTGGCTGGGGTAGAGACAAGCAGTCGTGGAGCATCGATGTTCGCACTTTGATGGGCGACACCGCTACGGATGTCCCTTGGCTTCAATTGAATAAAATTTTGAATGAAACGTGGCAAACAGCCACGGGTCGAGAAGTTCAGATTCGAGTGATGAATGTCGATTCTGGATACAACACTCAACATGTTTACAAATGGGTGAGACGACATAGTCCAGAACGAGTAAGAGCGATTAAAGGCTCCGACTCTCTGCAGATGTCATTCTCCACACCTAAAGACATTGATGTCTCGACGTCAGGAAAGAAATTAAGACGGGCATCGAAAGTTTGGCCAGTAGGCGTCTCTGTTATTAAACATGAGCTTTACAGTTGGCTAAATCTAGATGGCGCGGGCGACGACGGCGTTTACCTTCCCGGCTTCTGTCATTTCCCGCAGTACGACGAAGAATACTTTAAGAGTTTATGTTCTGAGCAAGTAGTTAAAAGAGTTGTCGACGGACGAACCGTATTTAAGTGGACGAAGGTTCACGAGAGAAACGAAGCGCTAGATTGCCGGGTTTACGCTCGCGCTGCCGCTGCAATGTTCGGCATCGACAGGTTCAAGGATACCGACTGGGACATCCTAGACGACGTGTACGTCCGAGTCGCACCTACAAAGGTAATAGAGCAACCCAAGGGTTCGACCGCTCCGGCGAAATCACCTTATTGGAACAGACAACTAAGTCGCAAAAAGCTTTGGTAGCTAAGCGCGGGAGAATCCATGGCACTGACATACACAGCCGATGATTTGGCTAGTGCTAAGGCCGCGCTCGTTTCCGGCACTCTTGAAGTTCAAATCGGTGATCGACGCGTTAAGTATCGAACACAGAAAGAACTCATAGAGTTGATTCAGTTGATGGAAACGGCAATCGCCGGTTCCAGTGCTGGCGCGTCCCCGAAGATGATTAAAGCCGGGTATTCGCGGGGTGGTACTTAGTGAAACTCACGGTAGTTGACAAGATTGTAGAGTTTTTTAGTCCGGATGCTGCGGTTCGCAGAATCAAGAGTCGGATGGCACTCGAAGGCGCTAAGCGCGGGTACGATGCGGCTAAAGCATACACAACAAGCGACTGGACTTCGGCTTCAAAAAGCGGAGTAAATGCAGAAGTTTCTGCGGGACAACCAAAATTAATCGAGAAATCCCGTGATTTAGCTCGAAATAGTCCCTATGCCGTACGCGCTTTAAACGTGATCGTATCCAACGTCGTTGGCTCCGGTATTATGGCCAACATCAAGGGCAAGAGGAGTCAGGTCAAGAAGCTCATGCCTCTTTGGAAGAAAGTCACCGAGACTTCCTTGTGTGATTCCGAAGGGCGTAACAACTTCTATGGACTTCAAGCACTGGCGATAAGATCTATCGCTGAATCCGGTGAGATCATCGGATTAAAAGAGATTACTCCCGAAGCTCCGAAAATAAAACTCCTTGAATCCGACTTCATTGTCTCGAAAGAAGACGGTGGACGGAAAGTTCAGGGAATTGAATTCGACAACAAAGGTAGAAGAACTAAATATTACTTATATAAGCAACATCCGGGGGAGAAAGGCTCGTCTGAGGATATGTATGCGGTACCGGCGGATAAGGTCGCTCACCCATACAGACAAGATAGACCCGGACAAGTTCGAGGGGTCCCGTGGTCACACGCTGTGATCGAAACCCTAAAGGATATGGCGGACTATCAGAACGCTACTATCATCGGAAAGAAAGTTGCAGCATGTTTCGTCGGAGTGATTACCACTTCCGGAACCGATTCCGCGCTGTCTTCGGCTGATCTACAAGCGCGTCGCGAATCCGAAATGCTCATGCAACCCGGAACGATGCGCTACGCGGACCAAGGCGAGAGTGTCCAGTTTTCAAATCCGCCCGTTGCCGGCGGTTACGCTGAGTTCATCAGAGAGTCAATGCGAGCAATTGCTGCCGGTTACGGCATCTCGTACGAAGCACTTACGGGTGATTATTCACAGGTTAATTTCTCATCCGGTCGCATGGGTAATCATGAGTTCCGCAGAAACATTGAGAACTGGCGATGGAATATTCTCATCCCGTTGTTTTGCGAACCCTATTCCAAGTGGTTCCTCGAATGGGCGTCGATGCAAGGTATCGACACTACGGACGTAGTATTTGAGTGGGACCCTCCCGCACACGTAATGATCGACCCGATTAAAGAGATCGAAGCGTTGAAACGCGAAGTGCGCTCAGGATTCAAATCGTACGGACAGGCTGTACGTGAACAAGGTCTCGACCCGGATACTCTTCTCGAAGAGGCGGCGGAGTGGAACAAGAAATTCGACGACCTAAAACTGTCATTTGATAGCGACCCCAGACGCCTTTCAAACGTTGGATCCGCGCATCCCAAAGACACACTCCCGCTTCTTTCAGAAGCCGAGATGTTAGAGCCCGAAGAGGGCGAGGACACAGTTACTAATGAGTATTCAGAAGAGGAAGTTACCTAAGACTCGAGCTCAACTCGGGTCTGCACCGCGCAGTCTAGACAAAGACAAACGAACAGTTGAAGCCATTATATCCACGGGAGCCGCAGTCCGGCGCCGAGATATGTTTGGTCAATTCGATGAGTCTCTCCGAGTCGACGAGTCGTCGGTAGATCTTTCTAAGATCATCGGCGGCCCGGTATTGAAGGACCACGAGAACCGAACAGACTCGGTGATCGGTACCGTCACCGACGCTTGGATTGAGGGACCCAACGTGGTTGGTACGTTTCGGTTTCACGAGACGCCCACCGCAGATGACTACTTCGCTAGAGTTCAGCGTGGTGAACTCCGGTCCACCTCGGTTGGTTACGACGCTAAATACGTCGAGTCCAACTCGCTAGAGGAAGGCGTTCCCCACTACGAAGCCCGCAACTGGACACCACTTGAGTTGTCCATTGTAGCTCTTCCGGCAGACGCCGGGTCGATGATCAGGTCCCAAGAAATTGAACAGGTTTTAAACGAGAGCGAAGTCGAGCTTGATGCCATTCGTTCCCAGCAATCAATCATTACGGAGGTCCCGCAAGTGGACGAAGCAGAAAAGAAACGCCTCGAGCTAGAGCAGGCGAGAAAGGAAGCAGCTCAGGCCGAGAAAACCCGACATCAAGAAATTCGCAAAGCGGTTCGTGAAGCCAAACTCGACGAGAAGTTGGCAGAGGATTATATTGAGCGCGGAACATCTGTAGATGAAGCCCGTACTAATATTGCCCTGTTCGCTAAGTATGCGAAAGAGCAAGAGTCGACTAATATTGAGTCTAACCTTCGAGTAGAGGTTGGAACTCAGAATCAAGAGTCCCGTAGACAGGCACTCGAGGAGTCTCTCCTTCACCGTGCGGATGCTCGTAACTTCAAACTCACCGAAGGTGCGAAAGAGTTCTACGGAAAATCTATGCTTCGTGCGGTTGAAGCAATCGTTCCTCGCTACAAGATGGAGTCGGACGTTGCGTACGCCAAGCGGGCAATGGCTTCTAGCGATCTCCCGTTGGCATTGGCTAACGTCGCAGAGAAAGGCCTTCAAAAGCAATACGAACTCCAACCTCGCACTTTCTCTAGTTGGACTCGTAGCGATTCTTTGAATAACTACAAGGAATATTCTCAAGTTAAGACTGGCGACCGTGCATCTCTCCTGGAGCGCCCAGAGAATGCCGACGCCGAAGAATCGAGCTTCGGAGAAAAGAACGAAGTTGCTCAATTGAAAGATTACGCGCGTATCGTTTCCTTCTCGAGTCAAATGCTCGTGAACGACGATATGGGCGTAATTTCTCGATTGGCTAACTCCGGTGGTATCTCCGTAGCTCGTCTTGAAAATCGTCTCGCGTACTCCGCGTTGACAACGAACAAGACGATGAAAGATGGTGTAGCGCTCTATCACGCGACTCATGGTAACTTGGGTACGGCGGGAGCGATCAGCGAGACAACTATCGCCGAAGCATACAAGCTTATGCGTAAACAGGCCTCCACAGACGGACTCGATAAATTGAATCTGGCACCCGCGATGTTCATCTGCGGTCCCGATCAAGAAGTCGCTGCGCGTAAGTTCTTCGCTTCGATCATCCCCAACCAGACGTCGAATGTTAACGTGTTCCAAGGTTCGATGAATATCGTCGTCGACGCGGAGATCACCGGTAACCAATACTACTTGGTCGCTAACCCGAGCCTAATCGACACCGTTGTTTGCTACCGCCTCGCCGGTCAAGAACAACCGAAGATCGAAAGTCGTGTGAAGTTTGAAAACAGTTCGCTCCAGTTGAAGATCGATCACGCGTTCGCCGCTGCTCCTATGGACTGGCGCGGAATCGTTAAGAACGCCGGTCAGTAATCGTTTTGGTGTGAAGGCGTCTAATAACTAGACGCCTTTCTCTTCTTTTCAATTCTAAGGAATATTAAAAAATGACAAATAAAGTTTCTGAGGGCGGAATTCTCGTTCTCGCTGCTCCCTACGCTGTTGCCGGTGGAGCCGGTGCTCTTGTTGGTTCCATCTTCGGCGTAGCAATGCAAACGCTGGAAAACGGCGCGGTTGGTTCGTTCGCGGTAGAAGGTGTTTACGATCTTACTAAAGCGTCGGGCGGCGTAACCGCTGGTGCTAAAATGTACTGGGATAATTCGGCTAAAAACGTGACCACTACGTCTTCGGGTAACACCCTAATTGGCTGTGCTACTCAGGCACAACAATCTGGCGATGCTACCTGTCGCATTCGTCTCGGTATCGTGGCCTAGGTCATGGGCAACTTCAAGGCCCTCGCTGCGCAAGTGGTGGGCCTATGTGGGTCAGTGTTTGGTGACACTGTCACTTATACACCCGCAGATGGCTCTCCGGTTTCAATCAACGGTGTGTTCGATAACGCATGGGTTGAAACCGAAGGTGTTCAATCATTAAAGCCTATTTTGAGAATCAACCTTGGGGATTTAGACGATGCGCCAGCCAAGGGTGACGCGGTCGAGATTTCTGGTGTTGATTACTCCGTCACGGAGTCTAGGGCGGATGGCCACGGCGGCTCAACTCTTATACTGAGAAAGATTTAATACCATGGCTAGTAACAAGCGGACAGAAATTCGAGATGCCGTTAAAGAGTTACTGGATGGTGAGACCGAGGCGGGTTCAAATGTTTACGTTAACCGTGAGACAAGTCTCTGGCAAAGTGAACTTCCCGCCATTCTAATTTATACGAATCAAGAATCGTCTGTACCAAACTCAATTAATTTAAAGAGGTACATTCGAACACTTGAATTGAAAATCGAAGTCAAAGTTGAGGAGAGTGAAGCTGTCGATGAAGAGATCGACGCTTTGTTGGCTGAGATTGAAGAAATAGTAAGTGAAAATATCTCTCTATCTGGAACCGTACTATCCACAAAACAAATAAGTACAGAAATTGAATTTGACACCTCTGGCGAGAAGCCACTCGGTGTCGGAACATTAACCTTTGAATGTCAATATATCTCTTAGGGAGCTAAATTGAGCGACGCAGTTAAAAAGAATACCGCTGTAGGTATTGAGATTGAAGTTTCCGAGGGAACATATGTGGCTCCATCCGGCGCTACGAGTTTCGTACAGGTTCTTGCTGATGGATTTGAACTCTCTTCGTCCAAGGAATTACTGGAGAGAAATATATTCACTTCGTCTATTGGAAAGACTTCCCCCCGAGTTGGTCAAACCCAATCGTCCGGCACTATTCCGGTGGAAGCCCGTGCGTTTTCGTCCGAGGGTGTTGCTCCTGAATATGATAAGCTAATGCAATCGGCGTTCGGAAATAAGCGAACAATTGCAACGACTACTACAACAAAATCATCGGGAAACACCGCAACGGTTCTTCAAATTGAAGACGCTGACATTGGTAAATTTAATGTCGGTGACATTGTTATGGTTAAACAAGCTGGCGCATTTCACGTTTCTCCTATTCTATCTAAGACAACGGGAACCGGTACCGCAACGATTACACTCTTGGTTGCACATCCTTCGGGTGACATGACTGATAGTGTAGTTGTGTCTAAGTCCACGACATACGTTCTAGCAGATTCCGGACATCCCAGTCTTTCAATCTCTAAATATATTGAAGGCACTATCTTGGAGGCAGTTACTGGCGCCAAAGTAACTTCTTTGGCTCTTGAGAACTTCTCGACGGGCCAGTTGCCTTCGTTTAGTTTTGGTGTAGAGGGTTTGACGTTTACTCCATCGGTAACTTCTATTCCCTATACGCCCAGTTATGATGGAGCTTTACCCCCTATCGTTCTGGATGGTCGTCTTTATATGGACGGTACGTCTATTCATGTGAATGAACTGTCCGTTCAACTGGAGAACACATTGGCATTCAAGACGTCAATTGCCGCTCCGAATGGACGTATATCTAGTCGAGCCACCGAACGTACGGTTTCAGGTTCGTTTAACCCTTATAAACAGTCTGATAACGTTGCTAATTTTACGAAGTATCAAGCGAATACCCCGTTTAGTCTCTTTGCATACGCGATGGTGCCTACTAGCACACCCGGTGAATTTGGTCAGGTCGTTGCCGTGTATATGCCGAATTGCATAATCACGGAATTGAACGAAGCCGATCAAGACGGTCTTCTCCAAGACGCCATTACCTTCTCGGCGAATCGTGGAGCGTCTGGTGTTATCCCGGAGATCTATATCGCGACAATCTAACCCTCCCAGGGTGGTGTCACATACCGTGAGTCCTTTAGTGGACATACTTCTAAAGTTGTGAGCGTGGCTTGCTTCTATACACGTGGTCCCGTGTGTTGCCAAAACGGGGCGCCTTTATAAATCCTGGGAGGAATTAGATATGGCAAGAATTTATAAGCGGAGCGATAGAATTCCTGTAAAGATTGATGACATAACTGTGCGTCTATCTCCGTTGTCTGTTTCAGAGAAAACCGAAATTCAACAAGCGATGCTGAATGGTCGAGCGAAGTCCGATCTAAAAGAACTCACTCGAGGTATTTCACTCGCCATAAAATACTCAGTTAAAAGCGTTGATGGGGTAGTCGACTCGGATGGCAATCCTTATAAATTGGAGTTCGACGGCGACGGCTTGAGTCAAGACAGTATTGACGAGCTCATGAATATGGAACTAACAAAAAAACTGTCTATGGTTTGTGCCGCGATGGTTAGTGGTGTTCCTAAGGAATTTGTAGATAACGACGGCAATCCTTTGGATGGCGTTGAATTTATTAATCCTAGTAAGACGGAGCCCGAAAAAAAGCCTTAAGCGTGAGTCATATCCATCCCGTTTGGCGAGTTATCGCTGACATCGTGTTGGATGAGTTGTCTACTTTATCCGTAAACAATTTTGTTCGTCTGATAGCTTCGTATAATAGCCTAATGTCTGGTTCGGAAAATCGGACATCCCCTGAGCTCGAATCGCGGGGTTATAGTGCCGATGCTATCGCTCACGCAAAGAAGGCGTTTCTCAAAAGCTTTGTGCCGGTCACGTCTTGTGGGTTGAAGTTTTCTAGGCCCTTTGAACATCTAGAATTCAAGTCTCTTTCATACGTTCTAATGTTGAATGAAAACTATGAACGAGGATGTCTCCCATTTCCAGGGAGTGTGTCGGAACAACCGGCACAGATAATGGAAATATTCTCAATTCTTAGACAATTGAAATTTGAAGTTGAAACCAAACTTCAAAAGGCAAGTCGAGCATCTACCCCAAAGCGCGGAAATAGACGATAATGTCAGATTCAAGTATCAAAATTAGTTTGGAGCTTGCCGACCAGGCCGCGCAGAAAGCTCTTTCCGACTTCATATCTAAGTCCGGTAGCGCGGACAAATCATTTAAAAATCTAAAAGACTCTGGAAAATCCGCGTTCGAAGAGATCAGTGTACACATCGGTAAATCTATCGGCGTGTATGATATCTTTGTCGGAAACCTAGCGGCTAATTTGGCTACCAAGGCGTTTGATAATTTAGTTGGCGCCGCCAATGATTTATTCCAGACGTTCGTTGTTGACGGGGTGAAGGCCGCACAGGAAGCCGAAGAAGCTATCCACTCACTCAATGTAGCATTGGCTCAGTCGGGTAACTACTCGAAAGAATCTAGTGATGATTTCCTGGAGTTCGCGAGTCAACTCCAAGCCACGACCACCGTAGAAGACGACCTGATCATTAAGAATGCGGCTCTGCTCGAGTCTCTCACGGGACTTGATACTGATGGGTTGAAGCGTGCCACAGCGGCGGCTCTTAATTTATCGGCGGCTCTCGACAAGGACCTAGGAACGACAATCGAGGCCATTGGTAAGGCCGCCAATGGAAATGTGACCTCTCTCCAGAAGATGGGGATCACCTTCGAGAAGGGCACTACTACCGCCGAGACATTCTCCAACATATTAACCACAATTGAGTCTCGATTTGATGGCTCCGCCGCAGCTAAGGTCAACACATATGCGGGCGCGGTGACTCAAGCTGGTAACTCCTTTGGCGATCTCACTGAGTCCGTCGGTAATTTAATTATAAAGAACTCGTCGATAATAGAAGTCGTTAAGGAAGCCGGAACAATATTCCGCGAGATGACTGAGTCGGTCGACGGACAGAATTCTGCGTTCATGAATATCGTGGGCGGGGGTATGTCGGTATTCTTATCGACGTCGTCGTATCTAGTTTCGATGGTCGATATTGTTGTTCGGTCATTTCAAACTCTGTATGGAGTACTGCAGGCCGCATCTGTTCCGTTTGGAATTATTACGGTACCCATTCGGGCGTTAACCGTTGGTTTCAAGCAGGCGAATGAGGAGTTTGGTCAATTCGCGGAGAGCATCACTAAGAATCTTACATCACTCGGTTCTAATGGTGACGGCGCGCTTGCCGAAATGGCAACTGATTTACTTCGTCTAAGAGACGCGGCAGACCGTGGCTTAGACGCTATGTCTCGCGGCGCGAACGGGTCGGTTGAACCACTAAATAGCGCGAAGAGCGGAGTGAAGGCCCTTGGAGATGAGACCGCGAGACTGATGAAGGTTAATGCCGATCTCTTTCAGATGAATCAGGTCGCGGACCCTAAGGGATATATTGACGCTCGTAGGGCACAGACCGAAGCCGAGATTGCACTAGATCAATACGCAGTTGAACAAAAGTTAATTACACATGTCGATTTTTTAAAACGAAAGGCAGAGCTTGAGGCAAGATTCGCTGCGGAGCAGGATGCTGTTGAAGTACAGAAGTACGAGATTGACCTAGCCCGACTACGTGATGCTAGAGCTCTCGGCACTTTAACTGAGGCTAAGTATACGCAGGCGGTTGATGAGTTAAACGCGCAACACCACAACGCAAAGACGAAACGTAGTGCTGAGAATGTAAAGATTGAGTTAAAGAATAAGAAGGATTTAGTTGAAGCCGAAAGACAATTGAACGCACAGAAAGTTCAAGATGTAGCGAATACGTTTGGAAATTTGAAGGTATTGATGCAAACGACTAGTAAAGAGTTGTTTGCTATTGGTAAGGCCGCCGCAATCGCTGAGTCTACAATCAATACCTACACCGCCATAACTAAGACGATGGCGTCTGTTCCTTATCCGTTTAACATTCCATTAGCAATCGCACAGGGAATAGCGGGGTTTGTTCAGGTATCAAATATTGCCAAGACTAATCCATCTTTCCAGGATGGTGGTATCGTCCCTGGTTCTAGTTTCACTGGAGATAGGGTTCAGGCCAACGTGAATTCTGGCGAGATGATTTTGAATCGATCTCAGCAGCGCAATTTATTCGACGTTGCGAATGGTGGTGGCGGCGGCGGGACGTTACAATCCCTGATGACTGAGACAAACGCGTTACTTAGGGCGCTGTTGGCTAAAGATACGTCAATTCAGATCGATGGTAGAGAAGTGTTTCAGGCTGTAAATAATCAATTGATTGGAGGGAGATCGTTCGCGTGAGATTCATGAATGTAAATTACTGTTCTCTCTCGGCAACGAATATAACGGCATCTAGTCAGGACCCTTCATTCCCGGTTAGCAACTTGAAGCATCCGTTTAGATCTAAGCGCTGGCGTTCGATAGGTTCATCCTCACAGACTGTGGTGTTCGATTTTATAACCACCGAGGCTATGGATTCGGTGGTTATATTATGGCCTAAAGAAGATGGTATTAGATTGTCCGAAACGGCGACGATACGCATTCAGGCAAACGCGACGAATAGTTGGTCGAGTCCGGCGATTGATCAGGCGCTCACGATTAACAATACATACATGGTAGCATCACACTATTTTGAGACCGACCAGAATTATCGATATTGGCGGGTAGTGGTTGATGACCCTGGTAATCCTTATGGTTATATCGAGTTGGGCGTGGTGTGGATTGGAAAATCGCTCAATATAGAGAACGCACAGAACGGATTTAAGTACGGATTGGTAGATAAAACATCTGTAACCACAACTGATTATGGTCATCGGTTTTGTGATGAATATCCGATAATGTCCTCGTTGTCTTTTGACTATCAATATATGGACTATTTGAATGTGTGTATTCTGGAAAATGCATTTAGGGCTAATGGGGTTAGACTTCCCGTAGTAGTGGTTCTTGATGAGAAAGAGATTCTTTTCGATAAAGACCATTTTTTTATATACGGACATTTTTCATCATCAATATCAGATTCACATGTTGTACATGAACTCCTACATGTTGAGGATATAGTAATCGTCGAGGCATCATGAAACTAGTGGTACACGAATTGCGAGACTCTACGTTAACTCAGGTGGTACGTCCGAGACGAAATACAATTGTGTGTACGATTCGCCCACACATTTATAGACACAATTTCCCAGTTGGCTCACTAAAAATTCGAATTCTAGATCAGGAGGATGCGGTCATTGCCGAGAGTGCTGCTATCGATATTTCTGATATAGGAGAGATGAGCTTTTTTCATGGATATGTAAGGTTCGATATATCTACATATTTGAAGGGCGGAGAAGTCTACACCATTCAGTTGGTTGGTGGTGACGGATACAATTTTTCCGAATCGACTTACTGCGGCTGGGTTAATGGGTTCGATTTACAGAAATATCCGATGTCTGACATTCCAACGAAGAGTCATGAATATCCATTAGATTTAGAAATTTGGATGAGGGCGGAAAAGTGAGAGTAATTGAGTTTGCCGACGGATTTGAAACAGATATTGAGCCGGATGTTGACGGTTTTCCCGCATCTAGTATTGCAATAAATCCCGTTGGGAATGTGAATTCCACAGACGTACAGTCTGCAATCGCCGAGTTGGATACAGAAAAGGTTGGTAAGATATCTTCGACCGACAATGCGGTGGTTCGGTTTTCTGGTACCTCTGGAGACGTTCAGGATTCGGCTGTTACTGTTGATGATGACGGAAATTTGAATGTTCCCGGAAATCTCACGGTAGCAGGCACCACAACGACTATCAATTCGGTCGATCTCGACGTTCAAGATAGGAACATCACCGTCAATAAAGGTGGAACGGATATTTCTTCGGATGGCGCCGGGCTCACCGTCGAGCGCGAAGGCGACAACGGTTCGTTGGTGTATAACTCCTCCGCCGCTTCTAAGTGGAAGATTGGAGCAGTTGGTTCAGAGGTTGAAGTTGTAGATATTTCCTCAGTCCAAGCACTTTCTAACAAGTCCCTTGTAGCACCTACAGTCGACGTGGCTAAACTTACCGAACAGGGGATCACTCCGTCTACGCCGAGTGCTGGAACTAAGAAATTATACGCAAAGAATGACGGCAAGCTCTATACTCTGAACTCTGCGGGAACAGAGACCGAGGTAGGCTCCGGAGCCGGTGGTTCTGGTAGCAAGAATTACGCCCAACAGCTTTATACCGGAGATTCAATCACAGGTTTAAATACCTATGCCGATGCAGCCGCCACAACTCCGGTTGATGGAACGGGGGGCACCGCGACTGGACTCACCACAGCGGTAAACTCAGTTTCCCCTTTAAGGGGAATCGCCAATCAAAGGTTTTCCAAGAACGCATCCAACTGCCAAGGGAAAGGTTGGTCATTTGATTACACTCTTGAGCGTGCGGACTTCGAGGGCGGTCGGCCAATCATTGTGCAGTTCAAATATAAAACGTCTGCGAATTACGCATCAAGCGACATTGCAGTTTTTGCGTACGACAAGGACACCTCAGCACTCATCCCTGTGACTTCTCTTGGCGGAGAGAACTTGGGCGCGGCAAGCACAGTCCAGACCTTCACTGGCGTGTTCTTTGGGAACGGAACAAGCGACGATTACCGATTCATTTGGCACATCACGAGTACCAACGCGACCGCTTGGGATTTCGACATGATCGATTTCCGGGTTGGCCCGAATCAAGTTATCCCCGGTTTAAGCGGCGGGAGTTTGGGAACCGAGGCTTGGGTTGATAACCAAGCCAATGCCACCACCCAAGTCATCTTGACTCGAGTTGGAAACAGAATCTTTGCCGAAGGAGTCACGACCTTTTCTGGGGCGGCGTCCTCTAACTTAGAAGTTACGATTCCAAACGCTTATGCTGCGGACGCGATCAGTTACCCGAGTGTTGCCGGAGCGAATGCGTACCAAGTTGGTGACAAGGTGGAGATGTTGGATGTCAGCACCAATGCCACACAACCCGGCGAGGTTATGCTCTTCGGGAACAACACGACCTTGCGTATTTACTGGTACAACTCGGCGGGCTCAGCTTTGCAAACAGGTGTCGCGGCTGCATCCCCGTGGACGTGGGCTTCGGGGGATACAGTCAAATGGAGCGCGGATTGGGTGGTCTCTGGGTGGAACATGGGTGCGTCCCTATCTACAACAGAAGCGTTATTCAGCTCAGCACAGTTCACCGCGAGGCGTTCAACCAATCAGTCAATTGGCTCCGCGTCTGCAACCAAAGTAACTTGGGATAACATCACCAAGGACAACCTCGGGTGGTGGAATGCAACCAACAACCGTGTTGTTATTAAGAAAAAAATGCGTTACTTGGTGCAAGCAAGTGCGGGAACCGGGTCGGCCTCATCCGAGGCGTACACTCTTTATGTTTATGTAAACGGAACTCAAGCGCTGGCAAACTATGTCAACGGAGCTAACCCGACAATTCCGGTTTCGGGAGCTCTGGATTTAAACCCGAATGATTACGTGGAAGTGTTCATCCAATCAACGGCGGACACAAGCTACACAGTCAACGCCAACAATTACACTTTTTTCTCGATCACCGCAGCGCCTGAGCTCTCGAGCTACTCGGTCTACGGGCAGTTTGAATTGTTGACTGCTACTTCGAGCGTGAAGACTCCGAGTGCTTCTAGCAGGTTCGCTGACATGACTGGTAACTCAATACAGTTGACTCCTGGAACTTGGCGGTTGTGGGGCACTGTTAGTTTTGGAGCGAACACAACCCCGGCCTATACATTTGGAGGTGCAGGGTTTTACGCAGCAAACGGCGGAGATTCGGCGTCGGTACCTGCACTTCTTACGACACTACCAGGTCTAACTATGCTCACAGCTAATCCAAGTTCAGACACGGTAGGTTTGCTAATTTACAGTGGTATTGGAGCAACCAATGCGGCACTCGGAACCCCACCTATCATCGTGCGGGTTTCACAGTCTACGACCGTTTACTTTGTCCCGTACGCCACTATGACCACTGCGGCTCAAGCAAGATTGACCGCCTACGCCTACGCAGAAAGGCTTCAATAAGGATTACATGCAATATTCGGATTTTCAAAATTTGGCTTCTAGTGAGAAGATTGTTCTTGCGATCATGGAAGTATCTAAGAGGCTTGTTGGGTGGAGTCATCATGTTGATGATGTGTACAAAATTGAAGGTTTCGATGTTCCCGCTATTGTCTCATTGTCGGATTCCGGTATAAATTACGCCGAGTGTAGTAACCTCGGCGAAATTGGCTCTTCTCGTTTCTATTATGATCGCGCAAATAAAACCATTTATATTCAGACGTCAGAAGACGGCAATCCAAATGGGCGATTTTTAAGTGTAGTATTTAAGTTTTGTTTTTCGAATGTGCCGGTGGTGTTACCTCATGATCTTAGTTCTGGTTATGAGGTTCAATTTGAACCTATGATATCAGAGACGTCCCGTTTTGGCGTTGAGATGGATACGATAAATCAGGCGGGAGAGGCTATTGAAGGTCGTGGAGTTCTCACCCTGTGGAATGATGGTGTTATTTGGCCAGAAATATTTGATAATTTGATTTTTGAAAATCAAAATTGCTATATTTATTCTTATAACAGAAATCTCGTGCCATCCGACGCGAAGCTATTGTTCAAGGGAAAAATAGAATCCAAATCTTACCAATTGGATAAGGTTTCTTTTCAGATTAACGATATGTTACTGGAATTGCGAAACGTCGTTCCGCTCGGTAGTTTGGGTGATCTAGGATTGAGAACCAATGTTAATATTTCTCGAGCCAAAGAGAGGATGATATTCGGAAAGGTGTTTGGACATCGTCCGTCAAATCTTGATGAGGTATTGTCTGGATATCCATTGATTGGAACGGTGAGTATTGTATCGGGCACCGATTCAGTTGTGGGTATTGACACAGAGTTTTTACGACAGTTATCTCCCGATGATAGGATAATTTTAAACGGAGTAGCTTACACGGTTGCTACGGTTATTAGCGATTCTATGGCTACCCTAACCGAAATATATTCTCCTACATTTGATTTGTCTGATTCGTCCACGGTAGTTGTACCTTCTTTTCCTAAGCGATACATCAACCGAGTTTGGTCCGTATGCGGTCATTCTGTACGACAGCCAACGACCACTACGCTGTCCGGGTCCACCGTAACAGATCTATACGTAGGGTCCACCGTTGATATTTCAACTGGAGATGTTATCTATATAGGCGAACTAGGTGAGGGAGAGTTAGCTACTGTTAGTCGAGTGGTAAACCAACACTTACTTCGACTTTCAACCTCATTACAATCCGTACCGGGTGAAGGAATTACTGTTACGAGACCCGGTATTCAAAATGTAAAAATTGATGACATACCGTTGGTTTACTATCGAGACTATACCTTCGACGCCACGCTGGGCCGTCTATTGTTGCGAGATACAGCGGAAGCCAATGCCTCGCCGATACGACAGATGTCAGGAGATTTATCTTTCACAAGCGGTAGTCGAGTTGTGACAGGGGCCGGTCTGGATTCTATTATTAAGCCCGGATACATGGTTGGTTGTGTTGGGCAGGCTGAATTTTTTGAAGTTTTGTCTGTTGATTCGGAAACCGAAATGACTATTCGAACTCCTTCTACGTATACACACACGGACAAAGGTCGTTATAAATATCTGATATTTGATTCGAGTGAGAACGTTTTAACTTGTGATAGTTATGGTAGGACCGATGACGCTACAACTTCGGGGGGGCTGATAAAGACTGCCCCGCGAGTGGTTCAAACTCTCCTTATGGATATGGGGATGTCTGAGGAGATTGATACTGAATCATTCGATTCGGCTAACGATCTGGTTTATGAGGAAATAGGTTTCGTCATTCCGGAAAAATTCAGCGATACCAATAGTTCGACATATCGAGATATTATCAACAAGGTCAATAAATCGGTATTATCGTCGTTGGTGCAGACTGATTCATTCAAGCTTACATACTGTCCGATTCATCCGGATAAGTCTGCAAGTACTTTGAAACTCGGAGTTTCAGATATCCTATCTTTGTCTGCCAATTCTACTACTAAAAATATGGTGAGAACGGCAATTGTCGAATATCAGACGCGAGAGTATGACTACTCAACTCGAGCAGATTCGATCAAAGTAAAACAGAACATGTCTGATACCGCCAGCTATATTTTAAAGACCGATAGGGAGCGAACATTTAGAACGTGTCTGATAGATGAAGAAGACGCACAACGCTTGGCTAACAGATGGAGTATGATTTTGGAGCAATCGGCGGGAGAGGTTAAAATACTTACTAAGCTTCAGTCTGTCTCGTTGGAAGTTGGTGATATTATAGATATCACTCATCCAAAATTATTTAAGCGGTTTTCTGGTCTTGATCGCCGTCGAATTTTATTGGTCGAATCGATTAAAAAAAGTGGAAAAGATGTGGAAATCGAAGCCGTAGATTTGTCTGGATTATTTAATCGTTGCGGGTCATGGTCGAGCGCTGGTCAAGAATGGTCTGATCTAAATTCTGACGAAAGAATATACAGCGGATATTGGATGGATGAATACGGATTGATTGATAATGACTCAGACTCTTTCGGTCAAAGTTTATGGTGGTAAATGGGATATTTAGAAATTACTAGTACAGAGATCATGACGGGTAAGGCGACAAGCACGTCAACGGCATCAAAGATTAGAAACAATTTTATCGACCATGAAGATCGAATTACCGATATCGAAAACGGTATGGTTGTCGACTATCCTCCAATTGTTATGAGTATTAATGGTCGATATGATCTACAAGGCTCTACGCATACTGATCTAATTCGAACTACCGCCAATTTCAATCTTACAATCACCGGGGTTAGGATAGTTATCACTAAGGCGGGGGCGTCTGGAACCACTGAGGTTGATCTCTTGATTAAGAGTGGAGTTGGTGCTTTTGCAACTATATTCTCAACCAAGCCGTCTGTTTCTTATAGTGCGGAAGATAATGCCGTCAGTTCCAACGGAATATTGGGTTCTAACATTAACATGTTGGCTGGAGATCTACTTCGTTTGGATATTACGAGTGTTCAATCCGGTGGAATCGGATTTATTGTTCGTATCGACTATGAGAGGACTTAGTTGTGGATATTTCTTATACGTTTAAATCCAATTATAAGAAGAGTTCTAGTAGCGGAATTTTTTCAACATCTTCTACGTCGTATGTCGATATTACGAATCTGTCGGTTTCATTCGGTACTCCGGGCGGGGCCGTGGAAGTCCGATGTATTCCTGCTTTTGGTGGTACCTCAACACATATTCAAGTTGAAAACAATGGGACTAGCAATTCCGGGTCGTGCAAGATACGTCTACTGCGGGACGCTACAGTAGTTGGTGTATTTACCTACGCAATTCGAGCCGATGGCATAGGAGACAATCTGTCGATTATGATACCCCCATCATCGATATCTTTTGTAGATTTTCCTTCTGCCGGGACATACACCTATACGCTACAGGTGTTGGTCGAAGCTTCTGCTAATCTGTTTTATTGTCGGGATACTGAATTATTTATCGAGCAGAGATAACTTAAGATTCACAGTCTTCCAACACTCTAGAGCCCCATCCTTGTTTGTGACGATATTCCGTACACACGTTGTTTCCGGTTGTGCATTTATATACGGAGGTTTGGGGATAGATGTACGGAGTACTATTTTCATCGGTCGGAGGCCATTGCATGTTTTCAATGGTTTCTATGTATTGACACATTTTTTGTGGAGTTTGATCTGGGGTTTGTCCTGATAAGTTTTCCTCTGATTTAGATTGTCCGCAGGCAACTATTGTTAACGATACAAACATAATGGTTAATACAAACGTTCTGTTTTCCATATTGATCATATTATCCAACTCTGAACGCGAATTCAATTTTGTTCACCTGTTGTAAAATATGTTTAACAATTTCGTTTAATTTCAACACATAAATATTTATTGAGTGTTTCATAATATGACAGATTTACATATGGACGATCAATCGTCGTTCCGAAAACTAGTTTTGAGCGCTTTTATGTCTCCTGTATTTCTTTATTTTGAGCCTTATTCCGTTTTGGTAAAAGCCATCGGAATTCTGGTTGTGATTGATATAGTCACGGGTTTGATGTCAGCCCGGAAGCTAGGACTAGATATAACATCCAGACAGTTGTTCAAAAAGGTACCGATTGTTGGACTGTTTCTCGTCGCACTTGTTGCAGCGAAAGAATCATCCCCTCTATTGGCAGAATTTGGGATTGAAGTACATCAAGCCGGAAAGTGGTTGTGTGCCTTATATGGTGTGTACGAATTGTTTAGCATTCTTGAGAACCTGGGTAAATTAGGTTTGCCACTAGCAAGGCAGTTCTCTGAACTCATGAAATCAAAGTTACCGGACGACATAAAAACCATCGTAACCGATAGTAGCCAATCGGATAATAAACCTCAGGTATAAAATGTTTTTTACAATCAAAGAGATGAACCCAAAGGGGGTTCCGTTGACTTCTATTCAGGAGTCTAACATGCGAACCCTTATCGAGCGAATGTGTATAGTTCGGAGCGCTTGGGGTAAACCCATGAAGGTTACGAGCGGGTTCAGGTCAATCGATGACCACAAGCGAATATACAGAGAGATTGCACAGAAAAGGGGCCTCGAGACTATCCGCGTACCGATGGGTAGTCGGCATTTAGAAGGTGCCGCGTGCGACATCTCCGACCCGGACGGTACGCTTATGGATTGGTGTTTGGCTAACGAATCGATTCTCGTAGAGATTGGCCTTTGGTGTGAGGAGAGGGACGCAACTCCTCGAGTTCACTTTCAAATATTTCCACCGAAATCCGGCAAGCGATTCTTTAAACCCTAACGGGTATAAGCGTGTCGTTATGTCGATATTTAATCCCTTAAGGGTATAAGACGTGAATATTCCATATAAGAATATTTTGATTTTAGTCGTAGTTGCAGTTGTTGCATTTTCCGCTGGTCGATTTGTCGGTCCGTCGGAGTCGAGTGAACAAGCTAAAGTTGTAACCAAAGTCGCCACAGTCAGAGATAAGAAAATAGATGAGAACATGGTCGAGACTAAGAAGGAGACGCGTCTACCCAACGGTGTGGTTATTACGGAGTCACGTACGGAGCGTCAAGTTACTACTGACGTTAAGACTCAGAGGAATTCTGAAACATCTTCGGCAACTTCGAAGACGGTTAAGTCCCACCCTGGATACCGGGTCGGGTTCGCGTATCAACCGGACATCCCGAATTGGCAAACGCCAGATTCTCACTATCAAGCGACGATAGAACGTCGCATATTTTCGGAATTGTATATGGGTGTGTCGATCACCGAGAAAGGGATTCTTGGCGTCTCAATCAGTTTGGGATTTTAATATAATCGTTTAGGCGGTTGGTCGGGATGGCGAATTTCAATTTCATTGCATAGCCCTTCCGTTACTATTTCGACGGTCGACTCCCGAGGGAGATTTCCCGGTTGATGATATTCACTACAGCTACCTACAGGACCTAGTCCGATATTTCTCCCCCAGTCTATTACGATTGAAATCTGATACGGCATATAATCGGGCATAAGTTGTAGAGTTGCAATCGCCATAATGGGAGAATTCGTATTGCTACCACACACGACATTACTCCCCGACGTGTAATGAAAGTCGTTGTTGATAGTACTGCTCTCGAAGCTTCGCAGGTCCCAAATTTCAAATCCAAATTGGTCCCGCCATACACTGTATATAGATTTACACGTGTCAGGTGTCGGACTATCCGGTCCAGGGACTCCAGTTCCCACATTTTTCCCACCATTACCCCCACAGGCCGTCACAAAAAAGACACATATCAATGTCAGAGCCGTTTTATTTGTGAACATACAACTTCCTCCCGATACACACAATCTAACACAACATGCCAATATGTAAAGTTTAAAACTAAAATATTTCATTATAGTATTAAAATGTGATATCTATACCCCATGGCTAAGACCAATGTAGACGATATGATAAAGAGATTAGAGGCTGAGGGGTATTCGGTGAAGAGAGACCCACAGTCTTATACGCTTCATTCGTTTCAAATTGATAAGGAATTGTTGGTGAGATTTTTTGAGATTCAGAGATCTCGCGGGGTGAAGGTACGAGATGCGATGGATGAAGCGTTGCGGGATTGGGTGAAACGGCGAGGTTAAATGATAGCCTTGAAGTGGACCCGCTTTTTATTCTTATAGTGCTTCCAGGTGCGGTCAATTGACGAATGACCAAGCCATTGAGAGATGTCTTCGAGTGACTGACCAAGCCCAAGCATCAAATCTGTGAAGCCTTTGCGACCAGAATAAACTCCGAGGTCGCCTGAACCAAGCGGTGCGTGTTTGCGAATGGTTTTAACGGTTACTTTAATCATATGCCCGTTAAGTATTCTGTCTAAGGCAATGGCTTGCTCTTTATGAATACATGGAACCCACCGCCATCTTAGATTTTCGTCAATACTAACCAACTTGCCTTGATAGATGCCTACAATGGCAATTCCGTCTTGCTCTTCAACTTTGAGATTTGAATCCACGTCATTTAAAACGGCGTTTAGCTCAGACGGTCTAAAACCAAACCAGAGCAAAGCGTGCAGATAATTCCACTTGAGGATGTTCTGTCGACCGTTCATGTGTTGTAGAATTGCTGTGGTTAGAGGTGCTGCTCCCTCACCAGTAGCCCTTAATGCTGACTTCTTAATGTTCTGTAGGATGATGCCTTTGGGCGAGGGGACCTTCTTAAAATAGGTTCTGGTTTGTTCAGCGTAAAACTCACCCCATTGGTTCAAGACCTTCAATACCTTTTCCACGTATGACTTACCCATTCGGTGCTTCTCAAAATACCTATACAATTCATTCTTACGTTTGAAGTATTCGTGAGGTTGAACATTCAGGGCGGTAATCATTTTTTGGATTAGCTTCCAGTGCTGGGCTTGTTTGCGGAGATTGTATTGTCCGCCTTGCCAATTTTCTTCCATATACGTAATGAACAGTTCAGACATCTCAACGGGCACTAGGGAGTTTTCAACCAAGGTTAAGTCGTGTAGGCGTTCAGATGCTCTAACCTTTACTCGTTGTTCTTTGCGCTTGATTTCATTTAGTGCGTTCAGTTTCTTGGCGTGGTCTCGAGCTTGAATTGGAGTCATGTTCTCGGAAAACCCTAGGTCTGCTAGAACGGTCGGCGTGAGATTCTTCTCAGCAATCTTATTCTGTCCGGCGACCCATTGAGCCTCGGTTACGAACCATTTTAATCCATTTTTTGTTTGTCTCGTTCTTACTTGCAGGTGCGCCATAGGTATCCGTATCGGCGAACTGGACCTATTTCTCAATAGAGACCTATGGAACCTATGGACGAAAAACCTATGGATTAGTAAGCTAAGTTATTGAAATCATTGGAAAATTGGATGGGGCGGCAGGACTCG